TAAGAAGCTAGATTTGCAGATCTAGCTTTTTTTATTTGGAAACCCCTTTAACTTTTTCAAAAGTTCTAAGGCCACCCAATCCAAGCATACCCATTAAAACAGTTATAAGATGTTGCATTGCAAGTTCAGGGGCAGGTGTCAAAGTAGGGTCGTATATTTTAATTAACCAACTGATTATGTCGCGCAAAATGAAGTTATAAAAAAGAGCTAAACCGCATACCCACCCTATAAAAGGCCTCCACCCTGCAACAAATATAGATCTGTGTTGTGCCTCTATCTTGTTTAATTCGATTTGAGCATCGTTAGGACTCATGGCTAATTTAGCCATAATTTGCTGATGTGTTAGCTTTTCTTGTTTTGAACCAAAAACCTTGCCTAAAACGTTTCCTACAGCCTCAATAGGTGTAGCTATCGTTTTCCCTCCGTTTGAAAAAATACCTCCTAAAAAACTCATATTTAAAATAATTTTAATTGTGTGTTTTGGTCAAAATTCGTAATAAGCAACTCTTTGCGTCTGTTTTTTACGTTATTCCTGATGCCAATATCAATGACTTTTAGCTTTCTGATCTCTGCCTGTTCTAAAATAAACGGATGGTCAAACTCACTCATAGCCCACCTTACACCAGTATTTTGTAAAACCTCAAAAAGGTTAAAACTCTGTTCATTGGTAAAACCTGACACATAGTTATTAGCGGTGCCAAGGTATGGCGGGTCACAGTAAATGAACGCTTTGTTTTTCTCTCTTTCAGAGCCAAGGCTAATTTTCTTGAACATCTCTTCAAACGAGCAGTTCATAAACTCAACGCCAAACAAAAGCTTTTTGGTGTTTTCGATATTCTGGTATATCAGTTTAGCAGTATTAGTATTGTTATATCGCAGTGTTTCTGCATTTCCCATAAAACCATAATTGGATAAAAACAAGAAACGTATAGCCTTTTTAATAGGTTCTGTTTCTTTATGCTTTTTCCAATGCTCCCATAGATCAATATGTATGGGCATACCAAGCCATGCCATCTCTAGCTCTGTTTTTCGGGTGCTAACCACCTGAAACAGATTGTACACATCAGAGTCTAAGTCGTTCATGATGTTGTATTTAGCTTTGGGCTTGTTGAAAAACATACCACCCGCACCAAAAAAGGGTTCTATATACAAATCGTGTTTAGGGAAGTGGGGTAGGATTTTATTTACAAGCTTCTTCTTGTTTCCAAGTCGTCTTAATATCATTTTAATTTATATCAATTCGAAATGTGGGTAATCGTCAAATGATTGATCTAACCCGATTATGCCGTCACTATCCCAATTACCACCCCAACGTATATTGTGTGTAATAGCCTCTTGGTTGTACAATTCAACTGCACACGATTGTACTATCCCCGCTATATAGGCTAGATGTGTTTTATCATATACAATTTTACGCCTAGTCTCTAAATCACTGTGATACGCATATATATCTACTGCCATTGATGGGTTATAGTTGTGCTTCCCTTTCTTTTCTAGACCGTCTATTTTTGATTTACCTTGCCTGTACAGGTCGTTTTGTCTCTCTACACTCCTATACCCCTCAGATATTCCGAAATCAACCTTAGAACGGCTTATTGCGAGTTTCATGATTTTGTATAAATCTTCGTGGCAAGTGTTTAGACGTTGTATGCTATTGTCTGAAAATTTATACATAATAATCATTTTTGATAATACAATTTCAATAAAAAACCTATGGCCGCACCGCTTGTGGTTATGGCTGTCCACATAAGTTTTTTAATCCTTTTGTTTTCTTGTTCTCTGAAATTTTCAAATTCTTTAAACTTCTCAAAGTCTTGCTTTAAATCCTGTATACTGTCACTGTTTTTCTTGACCCTTTGAGGAACTTTCAGCTCTGTGAATTTATTGTGTTCTGTTTCAAAAAAAGTTAATTTAGATGTGTTTTCATGAACCTGTTTTAAAACCCCTACCCTACCGTTTTCTGGATCGGATTTCATTTCATAAAGTATTTTTTTTACATCTTCAGCTAAATCATGTACTTCAATGTCTATTTTATCGAGTTTATTCAACTTTGAATCTAGCTTTTCATCAATTTTTTTTGTGTATTCACGAAAAAAAACCTCATTCTGTTTATTGGAATAATCAAGTGCCTTTTGAAAAGTTTCGTCTTGAATCATGTTTATTTAATTAAATATTTTCCCAATCACCAGATTCAAGACCGAAACAGTTGTTTGCGTCTAAATAGTCATTCATCAATTTATCACACATATCTATAGTTTTACTATTGTATGTTACCCCGTCAAAACTTGATAATTCAATTTCCTTTACGTCTAAATCAGTTTTGTAAAACTCAATATTATTGCAGTTGATCATTTTTTCAAACCCGTTATCGTCATAAGTGAAATGTGTTTCAATTATGATTTTGCTTGAATCGTGCTTAATATTGCACGCCATGAAAGTTATTTTAGAATTGACTTGCTCCAATGCATTTGCAAGCACTTCGTTTTTTGTCTGTTTTTTTAGTATCATTTTTTTGTGTTTTAAAGTCCAATCATATTTGTACCATCTGTATAAAACTGAATTGTTGTGAAGCTTCCAACAGCAGTTGATAGTGTTTTAGTGTATGCTACCGTACTATCATCTTTCGTTACATAGTTTGCCCCAAAAGTTAATGTATAGCTTCCTGTACCTCCCTGTACGACTCTAATGGAATAAACTTTACCAGCTATTAGGTTTGTTGGGTTATCTAAAATTCTATTAGCTGTTAATGTCACGAATGCCCTTGGGTTTGATTCAGCATTCCAAGATATATTTGCTGCATCAGTTAATGCGGTTTCACCTTCAAAATATTCTTTTATTAAAATAGACTTAGAGCCACCGCTTATAATTTTTGATGTAGTTGTTTGTGGTAGTGTTGCCTCATCATTATCATTTATTTCAAACTTTAGGACACCATTTACGTAATCCCTTATATGATTGCTTAATGTGCCAATGTTTACGATAGTTTGGCCAGAATTTCTTATAATATTATTATCACCAACCGTGTCGTGACCTGCTACATAACCAAGTGAAATGTTGCCATCACCATCAACTGAGTCTAAAGCCCTGTGACCTATACCTATGTTATAGTTTGCATCGGTAGATAATTCCATCGAACGGTTTCCGATTGCAACATTCCCCGTGCCTGTTGTTAGCCCTTCGTATACATTCCATCCTATACCAGTGTTTCCTGTGCCAGTTGTTAAGGATTTACCGCTGTCTTCGGACCCGTATAACGTGTTTGTAAATGGGTTAGTAATTCCAGTACCGTTACCTATATAATTTCCTATACCCCCAGTCCTTTCTATAACTATACCCTCTGCAAATTTTACTTCGGTTGTGAAAACACCTGACATTTGTGTGGAACCTTGAATATTGGCTTGAAATACTGTTGACTGAATTAGATTTACACTTGTTAAATTTGTAGTATTCCCTGTGCCGCTTCCATCAATATTTACGGTGTTATTCTCACCACCTATATTGACATTGCCAAAAGTGTTAAAATCACCGTTAATGTCTAATATTCCGTTAATTTTGCTTAGGCCATTCAACTCTACACTTTCATCAACTTCATTAATTGTAACAAGGTCTACATATACCTTATCGTCGCCTAATACAGTTGAAGTGTTTTTATTGTAATTCATATTTAATATAACAGGACCCTCAGTTGCTTGAAAAGGACCATATTCAACCCAAGAGCCTACACTTCCATTTATGTTTAACACCTCTTGGCCATTTATAACGACGGTAAATGTCTGTGATGAATCGCATGATGTTCTTACGAACAACTTTATTTGACTTAATTTTGTGGCGGTGTAATTGTATTGCATTATGCTTGAAAATCCTACGCTTGGTATTCCTGATTCCGCGCAATAAGTACCCTCATAAGGGTTATTTGTTGAGGCTATCCAAGGGGGTACTATTGGGGGTATATTAAATGTTGTAAAAGGCGCAATGTTGTTATCTTCAAAATCATTTGTTAAAACATTTGCTCCATCAATGTAGTCACTTGTTACAATTCCAGTTTGAGATAAATTTATGTTTTTACCCAAAGAATCATAATTAAACCCTTGGTTTGGTACTGTGCCAAGGTTTTCACCCTCTTTTATCTGAATATCCCCTTCTGAACCCGATGATTGGCTTCCCCATGTACCATCACCTTTTAAAAATTTATCACTATCACCCGTTGTTTGATCAGGAACCAAACCCCTAACACCACCAGACCCTGTGTCACCTGACATTATCGGTATTACATCGCCAGCACCTGTACTTGAATTTATTGCACCAGTTGCATCAACATAGTTTATATCGGTTGGTAGAGCAGCCCCGCCTGCTACACTAAAATTTGTAATTGCGTTTATTAGCTCAACTGCATTGTCTACGTCCGTTGGGTTAACGCCTCCTATCAAAAAATCAATAAACGCGCTTTTAGTTTTGTATTGGTTTGTTCTCGCTGTATACTTTGATGTTAGGCCGATAGTGTCGCTATCTAAAGCCTCTGCATATAAAGGGCTACCCGAGTATGCACCATTTATAGAATATGTTTTGTTTGCTTGTACTTCGGTAATCTCTAAGACCATACTAGTTTACTTTTAATCCTAAATTAACTGTTTGTTTATATCCATTAGCTACGCTAAACTCTTTACTTACATATGTTATTTTGTAACGACCATCACGATCTGGAAACTTTCTGTTTTTCAACTCTGCAATATCCCCATGCTTTATACTTGGGGAGCCAAAAGTAGATATGTCACCAACCGCACCCGTATAATATAAATTAGGAAGCCATTGTTTTATAAGTTGTGACATTTGATCTTTTGTTCTATTTGGTACTTTTAGCGTGTTAAGTGTACCGTTTGGCCTTGTTTCAGTTAATAAAACTTCATTGTCAGGCAAATTATTTTTATAATAGGCATAAACCTCAACTTTAGTGCCGTCCTTATTTTCAGAGATACCGTATGCAACTATGTTTCCATCCGTATCAGTCTGAAAGTTTACGTTTTCAGTACCTTGTGGTACGTTTTTTTGGCTGTCAAACAAAACTACCTTTGGGTTTTGTTCGCTAAGTAAAATGTGCGCATAAAGTGTACCTTCTTGAAAGTATACATATACTTTAAAATTCTTTCTCAAGGCATCAAACACATCAACTGGTGTTTGGTTTTTATCAACTTTAAAAGTCCCGATAGGTGCATCAACTAAATTTACCTCTCCTGTGATTCCGTATAGTTCCTTTTCTTCTGGTGTCAATAAACTTGTATATACCTTATCGATCAATTCCGAAAGCGTCGTGTCTCTTAAAACAAAAGAATCTAAAGATTTTCTTTTTAATAAAAACATCTGATCCTCACACTTTAAAGTCATTGGGCTGTCAGGGTCTACACTTGCTACAAAACCATCAAATTCTTTTATTAAATCAGGCTTGTACCCTAAGTTAATTACTATTCGGTCTCCTATATTTATCTCAAACTTTATTTGGTTGTTCTTTCTTCTTAGTCTATTGGGCAAGATAACAGTACAAGTGTCTGTAAATTCGTTTCTACTGCTCTCTATAACAACAGAGTTAACCAACTCAAAAGAGTATTTTTTTCTCCCTGTGTTTCGGTCAAATATTTCGATGAGACTTTGTTTTACTAACATTTTAACGTGTCTTAATGTCTGCTAATGCACTTAGTAGTGCTTCTGTTATCATTTCCTTAGTTTTTTCAGCGCCCTCTGTTATGTTTGTGGTCTCTACTTTAAAAGACTCTACAAGCTTATCAATATTTATATTAAAGACCTTTGGTGCCGAACTCGTAACCTTTGTGGTTTGTCCTTTTGAAGCATTTTGTGTTTCGCCACTAACAACACTGCTCAAACCCCCTAATACATTTGATCCATTTGTTTTGGCTATTTTGCTAGCCTCTTTAATTGGGCTTGTAAATCCTTTATCAAAGGATGATTTTACTTTGTCAAAAAATTTAGCTACTATTGGTATTTTGCTAGCTAAATTTATAAGCCTTTTAATCGATTGAAACGCAATCTTAAAAGGTCTTACAATTGATTTCAAGACCGTTTTACCAATGAAAAACAAAACCTTACTTAAACCCTTAAATACCATTAATCCAGTCCCCCAAATGAACATAAAGAAAGGTTTTACAACATTCCACGTGTCATTTAAGACTTGCTTTATACCGTTTATAGTTCTGTACAACGTTTCGTTTTCTTTCACCCATTCTCTAAATGCCTCTACCGCAAAATACACACCTGCTACCAAAGCCGCTACACCAGCTACAATTAATCCAATAGGGTTTGCTGTTAGAAGTACATTTATTACGGCCTGAATGGCTGCCCATGCTTTTATGGCCAATACAAGCCCACCTATTCCTACTATTAAAGTTCCAATAGTTTTAACTAAAAACCTTACTAAAATTCTGTTTTGTTGCATCCACTGTACAACCTTTGAAAGTTGCTGTATCAGTGGCCGAATTACTGGCATTAAAACGTCTCCTACTTCCTTTCCTAATAATTGTAATTGCTCTGTTAACTCGTTAACTTGACCTAGGAAGGTTTTGTTTAATCGAGTCATAAGATTATTGAATTTTCCACCCTCACCTGTCATAGTTTGAAAGGCTTTTTCAACATCTTTGAATCCAATCTTTCCAGCACTCACCATTTCAAAAATTTGCTGCTCACTTTTCCCTAAGTTTTTGGTAAGCTCTGCTATGATTGGCACACCTGCCGTTGTAAAGTCTCTCAATTCTCTACCCGTTAACCTTCCAAGTGATTTTATTTGACCAAAGTTCAAAGCAAGTCTTTCAAGTGGAACGTTTAACCCAGCTGAAACATCGCCTAATGCTTTCATGGTGGGCAACAAGTTTTCTGCCTCTATTCCAACAGCTAAAAGTAGTTTAGCATTGGTTTGTACTCCTTTGATGCTAAATGGTGTTTTGGCTGCAAAGTCTGTAATGTCTTTAAGTACTTTTTGACCCTTTTCTGCACTTCCAAGCATTGTTTCAAATGCTATCTGAGCTTGCTCAAATTCTCCCGCTATCTTAAGCACTTTAACCGAAGCGAATGCAGTCGCCATCAATCCAATAGCTACGTTAGTCCCTGAAATAGATTTGTTTAAAGACTCAACTTTTTTATTTGTTTGAGTCAATCCTACATTTACTTTTCTTAAAGTCTTTGTAAAGTTGTCTTTTAGACTTATAATGTAATCTACTCCCGCCATTTAAAAAGGTATTGGGTATTCCAAGTTTTTATCTCCGTTCTTTCTTCTCGCTTCAAATTCTAATGAATATATAAGCTGACTGTATGTGTCTATAAAATCATCTATATTCATTTTGTCTAATGTTTTAGAGCATTCTTTAAAATAAAAACGGAGCAATGAATATGCTTTAAAAAAGTCTGTTTCAGTTGCTCCGCTGCCATTTGAGAGATGGTGACTTAGTTTTTTTTTAAGACACCTCTCATGATATTGATCGTCGATGCTGCTTGCAATGAAGCCGCAAAAAGCATGTCTTCATTTTCTTTTATTAAACTGTCACCACACACCCAACATTCTCTAAGTATAATTTCACCTGCATCAAACAAATTAGCCTCGCCATTGGTTGGTGTAAGCTTTGGCATAACCTTTTTAAGGGTTTGTACGTTTGGCTTTCGTATAATGCAACCTAAACCGCTTTCAAGTATTATAGTGCTTGTCTCAACTCCTTTCAAACCTTCAATCAATGGTTTGTACCTTTCTTTTAATTCATTTGCCGATTTTTCAAAGAACGCTTCTTGTTCTTTTTCGCTCATTTCATCGAACGAAATTGTTTTCTTTCCCATCTCTCAAAATGTTTATTAGTTTATAAAAAATCCATTCCCGCAACCACAAGGTTATAAGTTCTTTTTACTTCTGTGTCTCCATCTGCAACCTCGATGCCATCATCTGTGAACTCTGCGTTTCGTACACGAATCCTAGCAAAGTTTACATTGTTATCCATCAACACCAAAACTTCAAACATTGGTATTTCAATAAGTGACAATGTAGGGCTAAGGTTGCGAAGTGCTTGCACATCTTTATATGCTAAGTCGATACTACATTCGTAAGCTTTAACCCCTCTACCCCTGCTCACAGGCTCATCAGAAAGACCAGCGTTATTTGTTTTCTCTTGTGTAACGGTAGCGGTTAAACTAGTTACAGACGCAACAGGAAGCCCCGCGATTATTACACTTATATCTACTGCGCTAAAAGCTTTTCCGTTTATTAATACTTGTGCCATGTTTTATCCTAATTTTGGTACAAATCCGATATTTACTTCAATCTTTCGTTGAACTCCGACTGGTACTGTTTTAACAACTATATTTACTTTAGAGGTGACAATTACGTTTTGATCGGGGTCTATTACAACTGTGTTTACGGGTAGCTTTTGAGTGGCCTCGTCAACTTGAATTTCACCGTCAACAGCCATTTGATTCAACGCTAACAACACAGCACTTTCCAATTGAAATATTGTTGATTCTGTTAGTTTCCCGCTTGTAGCGTCAACATAAAGAGGTGCATTAATAAATGGCAATAACCTCTCTCTAATTAAACGAATCTCTTTTTGTATAGTACGTGCATTCCCTATAAAAGCAAAATCAGATGTTGCCGATACTGTTAAAGGTGCGTCAAGATGATACGCTCCTGAAACACCCTGACGCTTAACGATTGTGATATATCCCAAGTCGTTTATAGCGTTAATTTCTGAATTGCTTTTATCTTTTACTAACTCACCGTTGCCATACGCTGGCTCTTGATATTCAAAAGAATCGCTTATATCAAAACTCGCAACCCATCCAATATTTAAGTGTACACTTGCTGATGCAATAGCACCCATAGTAGCACCAAGACTTGAAATGGTCTTGCCTAGAGTGTCATATAAGGCTTTGCCAGTTCCGCTCCCATCCTGTGAAAGAACTAGGCCAACATAATTTTTATCTAAGGCTCGGATGTCTGATAATGTAGTTAAATCAGTTACAGCCGAGAAATCGGCAGCAAGTATCGCTATTAAAGGCTTGTTTTCTGCAATTAGAGCCTCGACAGCCGTATTCGCGTCCGTTACCAATGAACTAGCAAAAACCTCATCAGTATAAACACCTACTTGTCTAAGCGTGCCGTCTGCAAAGTTTTGAATTGCAGTAATTTGCGTGCCGTCAAATGATTCTGCACCAACTACATCACCCAAGTACAGCCATAAGACACCTGTACCCCCTGTTCTGCTTAGGATTCTGAAATATTCAGAAATATGATAGTATTCTAAAGGGTATAAAGCCTCCGTAATTCCTAGTGATTCCGCCTGCTCTACCGTAAAGATTTTCTTTATTTTATCAGTGTTTGAAAATCCTGTTGGGTAAGTTGCGGGAAAAAAAACCATTCCAGTGAAGTAGTCTTGGCCTGGAATCGCGCGACCTAAACCGCCCTCTTGTATATTAAAAGTAATCGCATTTAAAGCCATTAGTCTTTATTTTTTGTGTTTTTTGATTCCTTTTTTATAACGGTCTTTTTTTTCAACTCAAACATTTTTTTATCATTTGCATGTATTCTCGCTGCTCCTAATGCGTGTGTGTGAAAAAAATGACCGTCTTCTACTGCAATAATTGAATCCACATTTTTGAAGTAGTATTTTTCGGCAATTTCTTGCAACTCTTTTTCTGTATACGTCTTCATAATATAGTTTTATAATGACTCAACCAAAGAAACAACACCGCGCCCGTCAGTTCTTGATTTTGT